GAAGTTCCGCTGCAAACGAGCAGCTTCAAGTATATCTGAAGCAGGTATGAGAAGTTGGTTTAGAGATTTATTTACTGCTTCGTTTACTACTCAAAAGCTAGGAGCTTATGACCCTTACATGAATGAGTATGTATTAACTTCAAACACAATATTAAAACCAGAGGTAGCTGTATGTACAGCTTGTGGTGTAAGTAGAAACATAACAATTACAGCAGGAGAAACTTTTATTTACTGTGTAGATTTAGAAGAGCAATTAGGAACAGTAGTAGTTAGATATAATATTCCTATTGAAGGTCCTCAAAATATTATTACTGAGGCTACATCTCAAGATATAGTTACTGAAACAGGAGACAATATAACAACAGAAGGTGGAGTGGGTGTAGTTGGTTATACAGTTACAGCTTTATATGATGGCGGAAGTGTTAGTAGTGGTTTAGTATATACTAGCGGACAAATTACTTTTGATAAAAACTCAACAACAGTTAATCAGGTAGTTATTGAAGTAAGTTCTAATGCAACTGTAGATGATACTATTGAAATAACAGTAGAGTGTCCTTCAGGAACACTTCTTAATATATATAGTGTTTGTGTAACAGATGCAGTTGATGCAGGTAAATTTATTCACAATGAAGCTAGCTGGACAGATGGTAGTTTATTTTCTGCTACTCAATCAAACCTTGTTCCATTTGATTCAGGAACTGGTGCGTTTGTTATATCACAATACAACTTTATTAATGGAAACCAAGGAGTTGGTTTAATACCAACTGATGGTTCAGTAATGACAATTGCAACAAACAAAATAAACTTTGATGATTTCCAGTTTAACCCTACAAATAATAACTATGGTTATTTAAGAACTGACACAACTTATGCTAATACAGAAACTGACATAACAACATTACTTGGATTAGTAAATAATATACCAATTAACACCGCTGGAGCTCCAAATTATTACAAAGGTTCTTTTACTGTTCCCACAACAGGTAACAACTTATATTTAGTATATGATTACAGAAATCCACCAGCACCAACACCAACCCCACCTGTCTATGATTATAAACAATATCAGCAGTGTAATGATGCGACTGTTTTAACTTTTGTTAGAGGTGCGTCAGGATACTCTTTCCCTGGATTTATCAAATTTGATGGAGAATGTTACGAAAATCCACAAACCACATCATCAGTATCAAATACTGATATTGCACCATTACCAACGTATGTGGACTGTGCTACTTGTTTAGCAACAGTCCCTACACCTACGTCCTACTCCTATAACTTACATTTACAGAGAATATGAAGATTGTGAGGATAGTACAACTAAACAAATATTTAGATTAGAAGATGGTATAGGGGTCACATTCCCAGGTTTGTAAAATACTGTAATGGTTCAGATATATGTTATCATAATCCTTCAACTACTGGTTCTACTAGCACTATAGATGTGCCAAGTTTACAGTATGCTAGCTGTAGTGAATGTTTAGGTACTATTCACACCACCACCGCCTCCGCCACCACCGACACCGACATATTATTATTGGGCAGTACAAGAGTGTAGTGGAACTAATGTGATTCAAGTAAGAACCACTGACCCTGATGTTGGAAGTACAAAAATATCAATTGAATTTGGAGGAGTTTGTTATGAAGTTCAGTCAGCAGGAAGCATAAATACAAATGACATAACAGCTGCTTTTGCGGATTGTGCTGCGTGTGCTGGAACAACGCCAACGCCAGTTTATTATAGTATAGAAAGTTGTATTAATGGCGCAACATTTAGAACAGCGCAAGAAACAAGTGCAATAACTTTAAATGTTAATGACAGAGTTCAAGACGCTTCTTTAATTAACTATAAGGTATTAGGTACTACAACAACAGGTACATCAGTAGGTAATGTAACAAATACAGGTTTGACTGGATGTCCAACTTCACCTATACCATCTACTCAATTATGGTATAGATTAACATCGTGTGGTAGTCATCAAGATTGTTGGTATCAAGCACCTCAAGCACCTACTTTTGACCAAAGGTTTGTTGATAGTGCTAGTAGTATAAATTACTTTTATAGATATGCGGGTGATGCAGGTCAAACATATAGCCAAGGTAATTGTAACGTACAGCCGGTTGGAAGCCCTCCAACTACCGCTGGATGTCCACCAGTTCCACCTCCGCCGCCACCTCCGCCGCCACCTCCGCCGCCGCCAGCTACTACAGATGTGGAGATTATAGAGTGTGGCACAACATCGCCAACTTATAATGTTACCGTAAACTTTTTTGTTCAATCAACAGGAGTGGCATTTAAAATAACAGGAAGTGGAAGCGGATGTGGAACTACATTTGATGGTTCAAGATGTTGGGAAGTTACTGCGATAGGAGGTACTAGTTACTGTAACGTTACTACAACTGAAATAGGTATATGTGGAACTTTAACAAATTGTGCTCCAACACCTACACCACCAACACCTACACCACCAACGCCGCCACCAACAATTTATGGTCAGTATTTAGATTGTGATGGTAATGATAATGTAACTTATGTAAGCGCACCTTCGGGAACTACATTCCCAGCTGTGTTAAAAATATCAGGTATTTGTTATGAATATTCTAGCCTTGGCGGAAGCTCTGGTCCTTTATATTCGAACTATGATGATTTTGCTTCATGTTCTTTATGTGAGGCAACTGTACCAAGTCCGCCGCCTCCAAGCCCACCAACGCCGACTTGTTTTGCTATAAACAATATGTCTACAGGAAGCTCTGCTACGTTAGCTTGTAATCCGTTTAGATTTGAAACAATGTACTTTAACAATTCATCTTTCTGTCAAGCATCTAACTTTTTTAGAACTGACGCAAATTGTAGCACTCAACCTGCCGACACTTATGTAAGTAACGGAACATATTATAGGCAATGGTCTAATGGTCAGTTTGGGCCTTGTCTAATTTGTCAGCAACAATAATTTTAATACCTTTATATAAATTAAATTAAATCTAATGCACGAAATACCAAACTTTATCACACATGAAGAGTGTGATGAACTAATTAAAATGATAGACGCACACCATACCCGCTCCTCTGTAGTGGTAGGTGGTACTGACCGTTCTGATATTACCGACCATAGAACATCAAGCACTTCAAATTTAGACCCTAATAATGTTATAATTAAAAGTATTCATAAAAAAATAGCCGACCATTTAAATTTATCAATAAGTAAAGGAGAATCTTTACAAGGTCAGTTGTATGAACCAGGACAATATTTTAAACCTCATCATGATTTTTTTACTGGGCCTGCCTATGATATGCACTGTCTAGCATCTGGGAACAGAACTCATACCTTAATGATATATTTAAATGATGACTTTGAAGGCGGTGAAACAAACTTTCCAAATCTATCTAAATCAATTAAAGCTGAAAAAGGAAAAGCGCTTTGGTGGAAAAATATGATGGATGGAGTAACTGTAAATGATATGCTTCATGAAGGTAAACCTGTTGTGTCTGGTAAAAAATATATTGTTACATCATGGTGGAGAGAACATGGATGGGATGGTGCTGGTGATGAACAAAAACATAAAGAGCTTACTCAAGAACCTGTAACTGAAGTAGTGGAAGAAGAAAAAGTTTTGGAAAGCAAAGTAGTTAAGGTTAACCATAATGTTATACAATCAGACTCACCTATTCCTAAATTGACACCACTTGGTTTTGAATTAATAAAGTGTCCCAGTAATATGTGGAGTTTAATTAAAGAGTGTTATGAGCTATTAAAATTAAAAGAAATAGAAGAAAGCTTTGATAATAAGGACCATTATGTACCAGGAGAAACAACACTGTTAAATTTTGATAATTTACCTACAGTTAAAAACATACTACATAAAGAATTAAAAGATGTGCACGAAAACTTTTGTGGCAGAAAACTTGACCCAAGTTTTATTTATGGTATTAGGTCTTATAAAAAAGGTTCTACTTTAACTGAACACACAGATAGAATTGAAACACATCACATATCATCAATAATTATAGTAGATAAAGATTTAAGGTGTGGATGTCAAAATAAAAAATACGCAGATGATTGGCCACTCGATATAAAAGGCCACGATGGAGAATGGTATAAAGTTTATGCGCAGCCAGGAGATATGATACTGTATGAATCTGCTGTGTGTGAGCACGCAAGGAAAGAACCGTTTGGCGGAAACTTCTTTAGAAACTTTTATATACATTACAAGTTAAATGATTTTACACTTCCTAGCTCCTGAAGATAAATCCAAATGGTCTCAAAAGTGGCACTACTGTTTAGACTCCTGGAAGAAATCACATTGCTGTATAAAAGTGTGGAATGATACTGAAATCGATGAGTTTATTAAATGCAATGACCCAGAATTTTTTAAAGTTTTGGATATGCTGCATAAGATATTTAAGCTTGATTATGTTAGGAGTTTAATATTAGAAAAGATAGGAGGCGCATACATAGATATGGATGTAGAATTAATATCTCCTTTTATAAACCAAATAGATAGAAATAAGATTTATATTATTGGAGCTTCATCAGCAGATGAGGTAGTTCAAAACAGCTTAATGATTTCTCCTCCGTCAGAGTTTTGGGCACGGTTTCTTACCTACTCCCGAAAAAATATTATTGAAAATTTAGAAGCAGTACGTGCTTATCCAAATTATGAAGAAAAGTTAAGAGGTACAATCGTAAGAAAAACTGTTGGACCTATTGCTTTATCTGAGTTTATTGAACAAGACAAAGAGAATGTAGAAATATTGCCAGCAAACTTATTTAATAATTCTCAAGGTATATGTTTCACCAAACACCATCAAACAGGTATATGGGGCTTTATTGATTAGCACCAATAAATTTTCGTAAATTTGTACTTTAATTATACATAATGGCAAACTGTGTAACGTATGAATTGATTTGTCCTATTGGAGCAACAGGAGGAGAATGTAGATGGTCTATTAGTTGTTGTGATGGAAGTTTTCAAAGAGTTATACTTCAAGAAGGAGAAATTTCTACACCTTGTATAGATTTAGATTCAACACTTTATAACGGAGAACCTATAGCTAGGAACTCTATTTCTGGTATAACAAACTTTGTAGATGTTCCATGTACAAGTGCTTGTGGTACAGTTAATCCAGCGCCAAATCCAACTCCGCCGAGTCCTCCGACTCCACCTACTCCGCCGAGTCCTCCGACTCCTGCGCCAACACCAGCTCCTGATTATTGTTTAGGAGCTGAAAATGAAGTTACAATTCAAAATATTAGCGGAAGTAATAAGTTTGTTTTTGGTGGAAACTATGGTACATACGGAACTAATGTAGGAACATACGTATTGAAAAACGTTCCAGCAGCCCATCCAATTGCTATACAAAATTTTAATTTAACTAACGTAATTACATACACAGGAACAAATTCAGTAGGGCCAAAAGTTGGGTTAGATGGAAACACATATACTTACTATTGGGGCGATGTAACTATAACAGTAGTAGGGGGATATGGAATTATAAGTTATGAGTGTTACTATCATGGATATATGGGTGGTCAGAATAATCTAATTTATAACTCGACTACTTGTAGTGTACCAAGTCCAACGCCACCTGCTCCGACTCCGCCTACCCCGCCTACACCAAGTACAGTTCCTCCTGTGCCATCACCGGTTACAACGGAATATACTTTAACGTATGCTGACAGTGTAAAAGGATGGCCCTCATTTTATTCTTATATACCAGAATATATGATGGGTATGAATAATTATTTATATTCTTTTAAAGGTGGAAATTTATATAAACATAACACAAATGAGGTTAGGAATAATTATTATGGTCAACAATATGATTCTCAAATAACAAGTGTGTTTAATCAAAACCCGTTAGAGAATAAAATATTTAAAACTTTAAACCTAGAATCAGATTCTGCGTGGACAGTTAACTCAAAGACAGATATACAAGATGAAGGATATGTTGATTACAGATGGTTTGAAAAGAAAGAAGGTGCATACTTTGCATACCTTAGAAAAACAAATCAAATACCAGCGCCTGATAATGAATTTGCGCTAAGGTCTGCTAATGGTATTGGAAAAACTTCTGGATGGAATTTACAAAGCAATGTGCTTACTGTAAACTTTTCTGTAAACCCACTGGTATCTATTGGCGATATAGTTAGTATAGGTGATTATCTTTATTTTTCTGAACCACAATATACCACTGTAAAATTTGCAGGACAAATAACTAATATTGAAGTAGATTTAAGAAGTGGTATAAACAGATTGTTTGCTAATACAAGCATAACAGGTGCACAAACAATAGGTGTTACTGACCCATATATGTTATACATTAAAAATATTGAGGCAGAAGTAAACGGTATGTTAGGTCATCAATTAAACTTTACACTTACAAATTCAAGTACAACTTCAGTTGAACTCTTCGCTGTAGAGGCTGAAGTTATGAAAAGTTATCCGTAAAATTAGTATCTTTGCATAAATGGAATTTAATATAAGACAATTAAATCCTTCTGATTATGACGATATATTGGTAGGTTGGTGGAAAGATTGGGGTTGGAAAGAAGCTCCAGCTAAAGATTTTCTACCAAATGATGGGCAAGGTGGAGTAATAGTGTTTAATGAAGACATCCCTGTTTGTGCAGGTTTTTTGTATGTTGGAAGTAATGCGCAAGTTGCTTGGATTGAATGGATTGTGTCAAATAAAAAAGTAAAAGAAAATAGAAAAGAAGCTTTGAATTATTTATTAGAATCATTAATATTATACTGCAAAGAATTAAACATGAAATATGTTTTTGCATCTAATAACAACATTCATTTAATAAACCGATTCGAAGAATTAGGTTTTATTAAAGGAAGTACTTCAACAGAATTAATTAAAAAAATATAATATGGGAGCGGAAACAGCAGTAGGTAAAATTTTATTAGGAATAGGGAAAGCAGGTGCGGCAGTGGGAAAAGCAGCCAAGGCA